ATCAAAAATTATACCACCAACTTGTAATGAAGACGATATTGAAAATGATTACAAATATCAAAGAGAAAATTTTTATGGTTTAGTTGAAAGAGGGCAGGATGCAATTGATGGTATTTTAGAACTAGCAAAAGAAGGTGAACACCCAAGGGCATATGAGGTTGCTGGAAATCTTATTAAACAAGTTGCAGAAGTAACAGAGAAACTTGGTGACTTACAAGAAAAAATGCGTAAACTAAAAGAAGTTCCAAACTCCGCACCTAAGAATGTTACCAATGCATTATTTGTTGGTTCTACTGCTGAACTACAAAAAATGTTAAAAGGTAAATCTGATGGCTGAAATAAAAAAAGAAGGTGAGCTTTTAACTGCAAAGCTTTTCCCCTCTACTTTATTTTGTACAAATTTAAATACAGATAATGTACAAAATTTATTAAGTAATGTAAAAAATTTAAAATTTTTTGGTCATAAAAATAGTAATTATGGTGGTACTGAAAAAAATATTCTTGATGAATTTGTAACAGAAAAACAAATATTTACAGATAAAATAAATTCTGTTTTTAATAAATTTTACGATAATAAATTTAAAATTACAACATCTTGGTTTACTGTTACAAAATCTGGTGGTTCTGGTAATTGGCATAAACATTCTCATTGTTGGTATAGTGGAGTATATTACTTTCAAGATTTTACTAGTGAATTAGTGCTTAGAAATCCAATAGAAAGAGATATAGAAATGTTTAATAATGAAATTAATTCACCACTTTGGATGTTTGAACCAAAAAAAGGTGATCTTCTTCTTTTTCCATCATATTTATATCATATGGTAAATACTAACACTTCTAATACAGACAGAAATTCTCTTGCATTTAATATAATGCCTGATGGTGAAGTTGGCTTTGGAGACTCAAAATATGAGTACTGAAACTACCTATCTAGGTAATCCAAATCTTAAAAAAGCTAACGTACAACAAGAATGGACTAAAGAAGAACTTTTAGAATATTCTAAGTGTATGGATGATCCACTATACTTCATCCAAAACTATGTAAGGATTGTATCTTTGGATGATGGTTTAGTACCATTTAAGATGTATCCTTTTCAAAAAGAAATGGTTGGTACATTTCACAATAACCGTTTTACTATTTGTAAATTACCAAGACAGTCTGGTAAATCTACAACTATGATATCTTATCTGTTACATTATGCTTTATTTAATCCAAGTGTTAATATCGCAATACTTGCTAATAAGGCAGCGACTGCTCGTGACCTTTTAGGAAGATTACAACTAGCATATGAACATTTACCACACTGGTTACAACAAGGAGTTATGTCTTGGAATAAAGGAAGTCTTGAACTTGAAAATGGATCAAAGATTTTAGCCTCGTCTACTTCTGCTAGTGCTGTTCGTGGAGGTTCATACAATATCATATTTTTGGATGAGTTCGCCTACGTTCCAAGCAATGTGGCAGAACAATTCTTTAGTTCAGTTTATCCCACAATAAGCTCAGGTAAAACTACTAAAGTTATGATTGTGTCAACACCTCATGGTATGAATATGTTTTACAAGATTTGGACTGAAGCTGAAGAAGAGAGAAATAGTTATATACCAATTGAGGTTCATTGGAGTGAAGTTCCTGGCCGTGATGAGAAATGGAAAAAAGAAACAATTGCAAACACTAGTGAACAACAATTTAATACAGAGTTTGAATGTGAGTTTCTTGGTTCTATTGATACACTCATTTCACCATCAAAACTTAGAACACTTGCATATAAAAAACCAATACAATCTAATGCTGGTCTTGATGTTTATGAACAACCAAAAGAGGGTAATACATACCTTTTAACTGCTGACGTGTCTAGAGGAACGTCTAACGACTACTCAGCGTACATTGTGTTCGATGTTTCACAAGTTCCTTATCGTATTGTTGCAAAGTATAGAGACAATGAAGTTAAACCTCTTATATTTCCACAAAAAATATATCAAGTAGCTAGAGCATACAATCAAGCTTTTGTTTTAGTAGAAGTAAATGATATTGGTGAACAAGTTGCTAATGCTATGCAATATGATATGGAATATGATAACATGATTATGGCTTCTATGCGTGGTCGTGCTGGTCAAATACTAGGTGGTGGATTTTCTGGTGGTAGAGCTCAGTTAGGTGTACGAACAACTAAGGCTGTAAAAAAGATTGGTTGTTCTAACTTAAAACAAATGGTAGAAGATAATAAACTTATTATTGAGGACTATGACACCATTAACGAATTATCAACATTTATTGTAAAGGGTTCATCCTTTGAAGCAGATGATGGTTGTAATGATGATATGGTTGCTTGTTTATTTATTTTTGGTTGGTGTACAGATCAAACATATTTTAAAGAACTTACAAACAATGATATACGAGAACAAATGTATAGGGAAAATCAAGATCAATTAGAACAGGATATGGCTCCATTTGGTTTTGTTATTAATGGTTTGGAAGATGAAAATATTGGTCAAGCAGTTGACGAATATGGCACAAGATGGAGTCCAATTGTAAGGCATGATGGCTATTCTAAGTGGTAAGACGCGGACGTAAAAAAAGAATAGATTGGGATGATATAGAAACTCCATGTGTAAAAGTATGTAAGATTATAAATAAAGTTTGTATAGGATGTTATAGAACAAGTGAAGAAATTACCAATTGGGTAGTGTATACAGATGAAGAAAGAAAAAAAGTAATTAAAGAAATTCAATTAAATCGTTGTCAAGTTTTATCCAACAATTAAAACAAACTACCTTACACTCATTCATAAGTTTGTGTACGTTTTTTCTACTTTCATCATTTGTACCTACGCGTTTAGCTTGTTTGCGTATTTCTACATCATGGGGATAAAGTTTTAAACATATAGTTTCACTTTCTCCACAGTGGACACATGATTCATCGGCTAAGTGATTATTTAACCAAGCTACACGTTTTTGGTAGTTTCTACGAGCTACCTTTTTGATTGTTTCTTTATATTTGTTATAATGTTCATTTGTCATGTGATTATTTATAAGTTTTGTAACATATAAAAGTGGGTTTTTAGAAACTTCATTTTTATAAATACTTGATAAGATAATAATGATAATCTAAACAAGATTTTAAAAGGAGTAAAAAATCATGGCTTTTCTAGTCTCTCCTGGCGTTCAGGTCAACGAAGTTGATTTAACGAATGTCGTACCCGCAGTTTCCACCTCAATTGGTGCAATTGCTGGGGCTTTTGAAAAGGGCCCCGTTTCTTCTGTGGTAAATATTACCTCGGAGGAAGAATTAGTAAAAATATTTGGTAAACCATCAACAACAGGAAATCAGTTTGAAACTTTCTTTGTCGCATCTAGTTTTCTTTCTTATTCAGATTCACTAAAAGTTGTTCGTGCAGAAAGTGCTATCGTAAATGCTGGTGCAAACTCTGGTATACTTATCAGAGATGATGATCACTATTTAGCAAGTTTCTCAACAGGACAAGGTTCTCATGGTGAGTGGACTGCAAGAACAGCTGGTACTTGGGGTAACTCAATCGGTGTTCAAATTTGTGCAACCTCTACTGCATATGAACAAATTACATCTAGTTCAGTATTAGTAAATGGTGCTGGTGCTGTTGGTGACACAACCGTAACAGTTGATGACGCTGATGCAGCTGGTGAAGCATTTAACGTAGGTGATTTAATTTCATTCTTTTCAGACTCTGCAGCTGCAACACCTATTGATGATTTTAATGAGTATGAAGTTACAGCAATCAACACAAGTTCAAACGTATTAACAATTCGTCTAAAGGATGATCCAAACGGTGCTGGACTACAAAATATTATTGCAGACAACTCTTTCATCAAAAGACGTTGGAAGTATTACGATTTATTTGATGGAGCTCCTGGCACATCACAATGGGCAACAGATAATGCTCGTGGTAGTGGAGATGAACTACACGTTGTGGTTTATGATACAACTGGTGACCTAACAGGATATGATACTGACGTTGCTGGTAATAGAACAAGAGGTGTAGTAGAAACATTTGGAAATATGTCAAAAAATCCAAATGCTAGAACAGCTCAAGGTGCATCAAACTATTATGCAGATGTAATTTTCTCACAGTCATCATTTATTTACTGGACAGATCATATTTCTGCTGGTTCAAATTGGGGTTCAGATACAACAACTACATACACATCTGTAATACCTATTACAATTGATTCATTAACAGGTGGAACAGATGATTATTCACTTACTGCTGGAGAACAAGAACTTGCATACGATAAGTTTTTAGAT